AGAAGATTAACGATTATTCCATTTGATGCAAAATTCAGTGTAAATGACCCTGATTTTGACCCTTACATTAAGTATAAGTTAAGAGAACAAGAACCTATGGAATATATGATAAAGCTTGGTTTGGAAAGCTTGAAAAGGGTTCTAATAAACCATAAATTCACTAACTCAATCAGGGTGGAACAGGAATTAGAAGAGTATGAAGAAACTAATAATCCAATCATAGGATTCTTCAAAGAAGTTGATCGGGATAAAATTGAAAATGAACCAACAAAAGATGTTTATAAACAATACCAGGTATATTGTTTTGAAAACAATCTACAACCTATGTCAAACATTGAGTTTTCAAAGCAGGTCAACAGGATTTTGAACATGCAGGTGATTGTTAAAAGGATTGGAAACAAAACACACAGATTATTTATTTCAAGATAAAGAAAGGATGGTGTACATGGAAGATAAATGTGTAATGTGCGGTGAATATGTTCCACATCATATCTGCATCACCTGTGAACAGACTTCTTCCATCCAAGATAGTGGGAACAGAAGAAAGTTTGAAACTGGTGCTGTCAGAGATATTCAGGAAGGTAAAGGCAGGTGTGATCTTCTTCCACTGGGTGTAATTGCTAACTTGATAGGTTCAAAAGAACTTATGCGGATTCATGAATTCAAAACCACTGGTGACCCCCTTCCCCTATTTGATGCACTGAAAGAATTTTCAAGCATTTATATGACCATGGATGAAAGCGATGACATCATGGAATATGACAGCAAAAGTGCAGAAATTGCTGACATGGTACTTGAAGTATCAGTTCACTTTGAAGATGGTGCGAAAAAATACGGTGATGGCAATTGGCGAAAAGGAATCCCCATACATTGTTATATTGATTCAGCGGTCAGGCATTATTTAAAATGGATTCGTGATGATAGTGATGAACACCATGACAGGGCATTTGCTTGGAATCTGCTTTGTTGTATTTGGACTTGTCAGAACAAACCTGAATTGAATGATTACAGAAAGGATGGTCAGAAATGAATATTATAAAAGCAAGTACAATCATCATGGACAATCTTAATGGAGTAGATGTTATTAAGAAAATTGAACAGTGTGGCAGGGTCTGCTATAAGTCAGAAGAAAAAATTACTAATGATTCATCTTATAAGTTTATTGAAAATATCATTAAACGTGGGCATGAATCAGTGTTGGAACATTTCAGCTTTTCAGTAAAGTTTATATGCGACAGAGGAATATCACATGAGATTGTGCGACACAGAATAGCAAGTTATTCACAGGAATCAACCAGGTATTGTAATTACAGCAAAGATGATTTTGGCAGTGAAATTACAGTAATTGAACCTTGCTTTCTTGAACCAGGAACAAAAGGTTATAACATTTGGGAAACATCCTGTTCCCTATCAGAAAAAATGTATTTTAATATGTTAGATTGGGGTTGTTCACCACAGGAAGCAAGGGTTGTTCTTCCAACCAGTTTAAAAACAGAAGTGGTCATGACTGCAAATCTGCGTGAATGGCGACATTTCTTAAAGTTAAGAACTTCACCTGCTGCACATCCTCAAATGCGGGAAGTCACTATTCCCCTACTTGAAGAGCTGAAAACAGTTATTCCAGTGGTCTTTGATGACATTGAATATTAAGGGGTGATTTGGTGAACAGAGCAGAAAGAAGGAAATCACAAAAGAAAGGTCAAGCAATTCCAAAAGAACCTGTTATCAATATCAAATATAGTGATATTCAGGAGATTAAGAGGGAAGCTGCAAAAGAAGTAGGTGAAATTGCTTTGTTGCTGATGTTATCCATACCAGTAACAGTTCTTCATGATAAATGGGGATTTGGAAAGGTCAGAATCGAAAGGTTCACTGACCAGGTGCTTGATTTATATGATTCATTTGAAAAAGACTATGTGACACTTGATGATTTAAAGCAATGTCTTTTGGAAGAAGCAGGTATCACAATTGAAAGGAGAACAAAAAAAAAGAACCACACTTCAATGTAAGCGGATGTGCAAACCCAACTACTTATGAAGGAAGAAGGTGGATTGTATGACCATTCAACCAATGTTGCTGGCAGGTTGATGTGGATGACTGAAAACTTGAACTTGTAATGGTAGCGAAAGGAATTACCTTGGATTGTTGGAATGTATGCATCAAAGGTTATTGAAAATTATCAATGTTACAGTAGTGTTACGGTTAAATTTTTTAAGTGTAACATTTAAAGCCTTGATACTACAGGGTTGTTACACATGTTACACATGTTACGGTTATTTTCAACTTAATAACAATATTAGTGATTTTATAAATCATTAAAATTTGTTGATTTTTTTCATAAAAAATAAGTATATAAGAAGTATAACTGTAACAAGTGTAACACAAAACCACTAAAACTACCGATATTGCTGGCCTTTTAGAGTGTTACACATGAAAAAGTACAACCGTAACATTTTAAGTGTAACCGTAACATTTAAGTGTAACAGATGAAAGAAAGGGTGATTATATGACAGCAAAACAATATTTAAGGCAAGCTTACCGCTTGAATGAAATGATAAAAAGTCACATAAAGGAACTTGAGCAACTAAGATTAATTTCAACCAGTTTACCAGGAACAGACTTTTCACAGGAAAGAGTTCAAGGAGGTAACCTTCCAGGTGATAGAATACCAAAAATCATTGCAAAGATTGTTGACCTTGAAAAGCAAATCAATCAAGAAATCAATTGCTTCCTTGATTTGAAACAGGAAATTCATGATGTAATTGAAGTAGTGAAAAGTCCTGACCAAAAACTTGTGTTGAGATATAGATATGTTGAATTTTTAACTTGGGAAAAGACCGCTGAATGTTTGAATTATTCTATTAAGCAGATACATAGAATACATTCAGCAGCACTGCAAAATATTGTTGTTCCGAAAAGATGACATGAAATGTCCTTGTATGTCCCTATTGATTTATGGTTTACTTATACTTGAAGAGATAGCAGCAGAAGTGCTGCTATTTTTATTTTGATTGAAAGGCGGTGTTGCAAATGGCACTGACAAGGAAGCAGAAATCATTTGCTGATGAATATTTGATTGATTGTAATGCGACACAGGCAGCAATCAGAGCAGGTTATTCTGAAAAGACAGCTAAGTCCATAGGACAAAGGTTATTGACTATTGTTGACATCAAAGGCTATATAAATGAACAACTTGAAAAAATTCACAATGAGAAAATTGCAGATGCGACAGAAGTAATAATGTATCTCACTTCTGTTCTACGTGGTGAATCAGAATCAGAAATTGTTGTTGTAGAAGGAACTGGTGATGGTTGTTCAGATGCAAGAAGAATGACCAAATCGCCTGATGAAAAAGAAAGGCTAAAAGCTGCTGAATTACTTGGAAAAAGATTTGGATTGTTCAAAGACAATATGAATATTATTGGTGCAATTCCAGTGGTTATTTCAGGGGAAAATGATTTGGAAGATTAGTGACTTGTTAGTAATTTTTCAAAGAATTTAAAAGGGGTGATTGAATGGTTGAAGCAAAATTGAATGTTCAATTGCCAAAAGTTGTTGGTAAAGGATATAAGAAATTTTGGAAATTCAAAGGCAGATACAGGATTGTAAAAGGTTCAAGGGCAAGTAAGAAATCAAAGACCACTGCACTTTGGTATATCACCAACATGATGAAATACCCTGATGCAAACACACTGGTTATAAGAAAGACATTCCGAACAATCAAGGATTCATGCTTCACAGAATTAAAGTGGGCAATCAACAGGTTGTGTGTTCAGGGGTTTTGGAAGGTCACTGAATCACCACTTGAAATAACATACCTTCCCACAGGACAAAAGATATATTTTAGGGGTCTTGATGACCCATTGAAAATTACATCCATTACTGTTGAAGTTGGATCACTATGTTGGATGTGGATTGAAGAAACATATGAAATCATGAAAGAACCTGATTTTGATATGCTTGATGAATCTATTCGTGGTAAAGTTCCCGAAGGTCTGTTCAAACAGATAACCTTGACCTTCAACCCATGGAATGAACATCATTGGATCAAGAAACGATTCTTTGATGCACTCCCTGACCCTGATATTCTTGCACTTACCACAAATTACATGTGTAATGAATTCCTGGATGAAGCTGATTTAAAAGTATTTGAAACTATGAAGAAAAACAATCCTCGAAGATACAGGGTGGCAGGTCTTGGTGACTGGGGTATTGTTGAAGGTCTTGTGTTTGAGAACTGGGAGGAAAAAGCCTTTGACCTGGAAGAAATAAAAAAGATACCTGGAATTAAGTCTGCATTTGGTCTTGACTTTGGTTACACCAATGATCCTTCTGCTTTATGGTGCGGAATGGTTGATTTGAAAGTTAAAGTTATTTATGTGTTTGATGAAATGTATAAAACAGGCATGTCAAATGAAGCTATTGAAAAAGAAGTCACACAGATGGGTTACAGAAAAGAAAAAATCAGGGCAGACTCAGCAGAACCTAAATCCATTGATCGTTTGCGTGAAATTGGTATTTCAAACATCACTGCTGCAAGAAAAGGAAAAGACAGTGTGAACAATGGTATTGACTTCATCCAAGACTTCAAGATTATCATTCATCCTAGGTGCGTGAATTTCATCACTGAAATAAGCAACTATACTTGGGATGAAGATAAATTTGGCAAGAAAATAAACAAACCTATTGATGATTTTAACCATTTGATAGATGCGATGCGGTATGGTATGGAAGATTTTATTAAAGGCGATACATTTAGTTTTGATTAATAAAGGGGTGAATAATCATTGTTCAATTTTAATATCATGGAGAACATCAAGAACCTGATCATCAGTGGATCCAAAACACA